GCGGATGCGGTGCCGACTTCGGCAACGGCCTTTGCCGCTTTCGCGCCAGCAAATTTGCTGAGCGTACCACTCAACTTTCCCACGCCCTGCATCACACTGCCAACACCAGACGCCGCGGGACCTGCAACTGCTGCAATTCCAGCCAATGCCAATACCGCGTTTTGCGCTGGTTCTGGCAGTTCTGCGAATTTTTTAGCTGCGCCCGCCGCCGCATCCATGATTTTTGTCAAAGATGGCAGCAAACTTTTGATGATCTTTGCGCCAGATTCAGCAGATGCCACTTTGAGCTTATTCATCTCAATTTGCAACTTGTCCGTGCTGGTTAATGTATTTTTGTAAGTTTTATCTAACGCTCCGTTGGTGTTGGAAAGCGATTTTGAAAATTCATCAAAGTTAAAACGCCCCTGCTTGATCGCATCGATCATATCGGGACCGCCCTTTTTGCCGAAGATTTCCATGGCTTCGGCTGTCGAGATCGTACCGTCCTGGATGCCTTTGACCGTCTTTTTAAATTCTTCGCTGGCGTTTTTTCCTTGCTTCATCCATCCGGATATAGCAATGCGCATCCCAGCGAACGCTTTTTCAGTTGTGACGCCGGCTTTTTCCCATTGCGCAAACATAGCAACTGATTGCTGCGTTGTAAAGCCCAACTGCCGCATCGGCGCGCCATATTTCGTGATATTATTTGTCAGGTCCTCGACAGATATGCCGGTTTTCTGAGATGCGACCGTCAGCATATTCAGCATCTTGCGATAATCATCCGACTTCATGTTCGCGTCGCCCATAGCGCGCGTGACCAGTCGAACAGATTCTTTTGCATCGGTGCCCGTGACCTTTGAAAACTTCATAAAATCTTCGGTCGCCTTTTCAGCTTGGCTCCCCGAAAATCCCAACCTCGTGTTAATCTCACCTAACGCCGCGCCGATATCGCCCATATTGCCGGCAACGTTTGATGCTGCTTTTTTATAGGCATTTTCCAAGTCTTTCACAGCTTTCCCGGACGCGCCGGTGGCTTTGATCACCGTGGCCATGCCACCTTCAAACTCTTTCGCCGACGCAATCATCCCGGTACCGACAGCCGCGATCGGAACCGTGAGGGTTTTCGTCAACGCGCTGCCGACCGTTGAAAACTTTTTGCCAGCATCCGTCGCTTTTCTCGACACCGTTTCCATCTGGGTTTGAATTTTTCCCCATTTTGACGTTTGGATGTCGATTGTTTTATTAACGTCTTTTAACTGATTTTCCAAGTTCGCGAGATCAGTCTTTGACCGGCTGATCATTTCGTTATACTTGTTGACGTTCTCGGTCGTTGCCTCGGTGCTCTCTTTGTACTTTTCCAGCTGGGCAGTCGTTTCTTTGATTTTTTCGCGCTGCGTTTCGATCTGTTTGGTCAAATTCGCCTTTTGCGCCATCAAAGATTTTTCGGACGTTTCCTGCCCCTTAAAGCTGGCCTGCACATTTGCCATTTCGGCGCGCAAAGATCGATATTCGCTATTAATTTCTCGGATGTGCGCTTTAAATTCCGCAGCGCCCTCGATGCTGATCCGCGGACCGACGCTATACTCATTGCTCGCCATGTTTTACCTCATAAAAAAATTACCCCAAGTACGCGATGAGGCGATTTCTGTTTTCTTGTTCGATTTTCTTTTGCTCCTCGATAACTTGCTTTTTCCGCTCTTTAGCTTCAAACCGCATAATTTCAGCATACTGCATTAAGTCCATGTCGTTAATCTCATGCAATTTATAGCCTTGCTTCATCAGTTCGTCGAAAAGGCTAAGCACCCAGTCACCAAAAGAAACGCCGGAACGATCCTCAACGGACGGCCCCGGCGCGCTGTTTTTTATCCCGCCGCTTTTTCGGCGGCGGGTCCTGCGTTTTTTTCTGTGTTATCTTCTTCGTCCGCAATATCCAGCAGATCGCTGTAAATCCCAATCATACTTTCGACAAGGAAAGTGCAGGAATCATACAAGAAAGGGATCACGTCCCGACTGTCCATCTTGTCCATAACGTCGTCATAGGTTAGCCCGTCATACCACCCGCAAACGGTGTTGACCACTTCGTCGTACTGCTCGCGGGTTTCCATGTTCATGATATCCTTTTGCAGCTGGCTGGCTTCGAAGACCACTCGGCCCGTCTGCTTCCCAATATAAACACGTTTTTCATCCGGTTCGCCACGATGCAGAACCGCGCACATTTTTTTTACTTTTTTCATTTTTCCTCAACTCCTCATTGCCAAACTTAAAATATCAGCCGCCCGCTTTTTCAGTCTTAGGCTTCAAAGGAACCTCAGCCAAAAATTCTTCGTAGTTAGTCCACGGCGCAGTTCCAGCGTCTGTTTCCTCATCAAAACTCACGATTCTAATTTTATCTTTCCGAGCTACAAAAGAACCTTTGAGCGTTGGCGTGGAAAAACTAATTTTTTCTTCTTTTTGCGAAGCGTCAACATCAGTTTCTTCGACTTTGCCTTTAAGCAGCCAATAGGCGCGGTGTTTTCCATTTTCCTTTTCAATCGCAAAGCCGATGGCAATGTACTTGGAGACGTCGTCATCCTTTTCGATTAAAACGCCATTTTTCAGCTCATGCCCCTGCGTATCCGCAAGGAACTCTTGCGAAACAGTATTGACACCAATCTCTAAAGTGGTTGCCCCCTTCGTTTCAGCGATTGCTTGAGAAACGCCGTCACCATAAAGGGTATCGCTGTTAATGTCGGAATTCATTTTAACGCTCATCATCGGCGAGACGGCCTTAATGGCGCCGTATACATTTTGTTCAGACGTTGCGCTCTCTGTGGTCAGCATGGCATACACAGGCCGCTTAACGTTAACAAATGCGCTTTCCGGTTTGTATTCAGGTAATTTTGCCATATTGTTAAATTCTCCTTTTATTTTTTCGCTAACATTTCGCACGTCTCATTGACGGACGCGCTCATTTTTTCCTTGATCTGCTTTCTGTATCGGTTAACTGTTCGCCGCATAAAGGGATACTTACCGCGAACAGATGTACCTTTTTCCAACGATCGGGCGATTAGTTGATTTGGAACGCCGTTTGGATATTTTTTTGTCTGATGTGACCCGTACCCGTCGAACCCAATCTTTGCGTTCCACCCGTTAAATACGTTGCCCTCAATCTTGGTGATCCCCAGTGATTCGATCAGGTCTTGCTTTTCGTCAGGAGTGACATACTGATAACTATCCCCATCCCGCAAATATCTGAATTTCTCTTCCGGGATCGCTTCGATCGCGACTTTCACCTTTTCGTACATGACTTTTGCGCCGTCATAGATTGCCCGCTTTGCGATAGCGTCTGCGTGAGCCTCGAAACGGTTGAGTGCAATTATAAAATCGTCATCCGACGTGAACGCTCGCCGATCTTTTGATTCAAATTTCACAACCATTTAAACCACTTCCCATGTCCAGGTGTAGTGAATGTACCCGGTGTCATCTTCGTACAGCACCATCATGCCGATAATCGGGATGCCCGCCGCGACGATGGCATTTTCCAGCATGTCGGCATCGTTATTTTCACGTTTCGTGAAATAATCGATCGTGCCTTGTATGCTGGTACCTTTCAGACCGCCATCACCGCCGAGGACTTCACCGTACATATCCTCCGACCACGTAACATAGTCCCCTTTGGGATTGCTGTTGAAGTAGTGATAGATGGGCGTCCCGGTTTCTGATTTGAAATTTAATAATGCATTTTTAACCTGATTAATTCGTTTCAAATTCATAGTGATCGCCCTCTTTCTCCAAGCTTAGCGTCAGCGTCGGTGGTGTGGTCTGCGTGATGCGCTCGACCGTTCGGACTCGGTATTGTTCAGTGCCGTCACGATCGGTCACAACTGCCAAAAAATCCGACTGGATGCCCGGCTTTCCGGGTACCCGAATAATTCGGTCAATGTTTATGTTGATCGCTTTAGCTTCATATTGCCGCCGCATGGTCAATCCCAGTTCGCGAAACCGCAAAGCCGTCACCAGCTTTGGCATTCGTGTCGGCATGCCGCCGTCCCCGTCGTCGCTGTCTAAACGATAAATTTTTACAAGGCCATCGTTGAAAGTTTGTGATTTATCCCTGTCCAGCATCGACGTCACCTGCCTTTTGGGCTGCGATTTTTCGCGCCAAAACAGCATCTTGCCTTAATTGCGCCAGTTCTCCGCAAAAATTCTTTTCAAAATCTTCGAGGACTTCTGCAAAGGCATATCGTACGTAATCAAAAAGCAGCGCGCGTGCGCTGCCCTCGGATTCGTAATTATTCGATTCTCCAGTTAGGCGGTCAAGATAGGCCTGCCCTCTGGCCACGATGCCGGCAACCTTTTTATCCGTGGCGTCATCTTGCCACGTGATATCCATATAGTTTTTCACGTCATCGACGACGCTCATGCCGGATCACCTCTTTTCGCTTAGGC